AGTATAAAGATGATCTGGAACTAGAACCCTACCAGTTTCCCGAAAAGTTCTCTCTGGAAGCGATGAAGATTAAGAGATATATGCCGAATGGAAAAGAATCCTTTCCTTTTCACGTAGATGTGAATGGTACTCACAATAATTTGCGGTTTCTGGTGATGTTTATCTATCTTACCGATAATAATAAAGGTCAAACCACAGTAAAACCCAAGGATGACCTGTTTGTGTCCTCTTGCCGTAAGGGTTCGATAATACTCTTTCCACCATTTTGGCCATGGGTTCATCAAGGAGAACCCCCGATAGAAACACCTAAGTATATTCTAGGGAGTTATCTGCAATATGCCTAGTAAATCTGCATTATCGTCCCTTGTACAGTCTATGGAGCCACCAGAAGGCGTTGTGTTCCATGAAGAGTTTACTGCGAAGCAGGCAATGCACTATAATCTGCCTCGAATGACACGAACTCTTTCCAACGAACTCAATGAGCAACTGGAACATGACATAAGAGATGCGGGCGATTACTTTGACGGACGTAATAGTTCTGCTTCCTGTCTCATGACACGATGGGATATGCATGAATACTACGATTCCTTTGTAAAAGTGAGTGATGCCGCAATGCAAGTTGCGGAAGAGGGTGCTTTAGCAGTTCGCACACACCCAGACGGAACAGAAAACCCTATTAAGTTCTATCTACAGGAGACTTGGGGGTTAATATACAACGAAGGTCACTCTACTAAGGCACATACGCACTGGCCATCTGTCTGGTCTTATACCTATTGCGTCAAAGCGTGTCCCGATTGCGCTCCTCTACAGTTTCCAAGTGCAGAAGGTGGTGCATATGAGGTTGCACCAGCAACTTCTCAGTTATTAGTGTTTCCTTCATGGGTCAGTCATGCAGTACCAGAACATATGTGTGACCATGAACGTATTATGATCTCTGGAAATCTGGATGTCCTATGGGATTAAAAGAGTTAGCGAACTTAGCACAGGGAAGTAAGGAACTCCGACACCATAATAGTGCGGAAAACATGGTTCTCAAAGTTCCTATCATACGAAAGCAGATAGGATTGGGCCCTGAGACTAACAGATACATTAAATCTATCATACTGGAACATGGTGACGAGCAACAAAGGCGCACAAACGTCAAAGCAATCATGACAGAATGGTTTATGCACAAGAAACATTCGGTATTTAATGAGTTATGTACTCAGGCAATCGAACTTGCAGATAAGAATAGTCCCCATAAGGTTCCTCTGGAACCATTTGACTGCTGGGGTAATATATCTTATAAAGGAGATTGGGTAAAGGTGCATGACCACTGGCCTTTTGTTTGGAGTTGGTGCTACTATGCTCAGGTATCAAAAGAGTGTTCTCCTATATTCTTTCCTCACACCGATAATAAACAAAGAAGAGAGTTCTGGCCAGAACAGGGAGAGATGTTACTGTGGTCAGGTGCGTTATATCACGGTGTAGACCCTCTGGAAGTAGATTTTGAGAGGGTTGTTGTAGCAGGAAACCTTACTGTCAAACTTTAGAATGTCTAAATAAACCTTACCATGACTGAAACTCAGAATAAGTTTCGTGTAATGATCCTAGAAGACCCAAATATACCAGACAAATATTTGTGTATACAAGATGGGTTGTCAAAAGATGATGCTTTTGAATTACTAGAGATGCTTCGTGATCAAGGAAAAACTGATCTCGAAATTGAAGAATATTATCCCGATGAGAACCGACTAGGACGAAATGCGGAACTCCATTAATACTTATAAATAGGTTTATGAATGAAACATCCTATTTTATGGGTCGAGATAACTTCGTTTGGTTTACTGGAGTTGTAGAGGATCGTAATGATCCCTATAAACAGGGGCGTGTTCGTGTAAGATGCGTTGGACATCATACATCTGATTTAACTGCACTACCAACTTCCGAATTACCTTGGGCTCATGTGATGCATCCTGTAACAGACCCTTCTATGCATGGAATGGGTAACAGTCCTTCTTGGTTAGTCGAAGGCGGTTGGGTTGTTGGATTTTTCTTGGATGATGATCTGCAACAGCCCCTTATTATAGGAAGTCTACCTGGCCAACCTTCTACTCCTGCTGATAATAAAACTGGTTTTAATGATCCAAGACACAAAGAATCTCAACAAGTAGACAAAACTTATAACATTAAATATTATGCAGCTGGAGGGAATCCAGAAGATTATGGAGAGTATGGGCCCTATCCTCTTGGTGCAACTAAAGATACTACAGTTCCAGAAGAAGAACAAACTACATTCAGTCGTTCCTCTGGACATACATATGGAGAGACAGATACTAGTCGTTTAGGTCAAGGTGTTGTTTCCGAAACACATGGAGCTCTAGCAGATAGACGAAAACGTAGACGTACTTCTATTCCCACCGCAACCAGACCACATATACCCTCCGTAGAAGATGCGTCTGTATTAGGAACAGGTGTTGCTGATCCTCTTGTTACATGGGATGAACCGCACCCCAAAGGACTTACAAAAGATGCGTCCCCATATGTGTCTGGAAAATACCCCTACAATCATGTATATGAATCTGAAGCAGGACATATTATGGAGATTGATGACACACGTGGAGGAGAAAGACTGCATAGAGAACATTCTAACGGTACTTTTGAGGAATGGCATCCATCAGGGGATAGAGTTATCAAGGTTGTAGGGTCTAACTATGAACTTGTTGCTGGAAACTCTAATGTTCACATAACAGGAGATGTTAATCTTACGATTGAGGGAACTAAGAAGGAATTAATTAAAGGGGACTACATTTTAGAGGTAGAGGGAGACTTTACTCGCAAGGTACATAAGAACGAAAGAGTTAAGATAGGCGCTGGTTCTTCTGGCGGAAACCTAGAGACAGAGATTAGAGGAAACTATGCATATAATATAAATGATAATGTAAAGGGTAGAGTAGGAAAAGATGTAGATATTACTGTTCTAGGAAATGAACTAAGAGTAGTTGAAGGAAGCTATGAACATACTGTTACTGATGATATATCACAAAAGAGTACAACTGGTTCTATGATAAGGACAGCAAAGCTTCATATTGCGGAAGCAGCTGCAGAAGGGTATTCAGTAAAATCAGGTACAGTAGATATTCGATCTGCAACCACAACGAACAGCATTGCTGGAACTGTATACACAATCAAATCTGGTGGTGGTTCACCAACAACAACTAATAAAGTTGACATTAACCCAAGTTAAGGAGACACTATGCCAGAAGTAACAAGAGTAGGATCAGATAAACACATAGGACATGCAAGTCCTACACCAAACCCATTTCACCAAACCGTATACGCAACTGGTTCTGATAATGTATTTGTGAATGATCAAAAGTGTACACGCATAGGAGATACCACTGCATGTGGTGATCCTGCTACGGCAGGGAGCCCTACTGTATTTGTGAATGGTATTGCAGTACATCGTAAAGGTGATGCAACTGGTGGACATGGTACTTGGGTGCCTAATAAATCTGCAAGTGGAAGTCCAAATGTTTTCGCTGATGGGCCGTAGGGGGATATAAATGGCAAATCCAGATTATGCAACATTGTTAGCAAGCATAGCATCTGCAACTGGTGATGCCAGAACAGCACTAGAAGCACAATGTTATGTTTTTAATGAAGCACTTACTGATACAGAAAAGAATTTATTTAACTATGTGTTTGATGATTATTTAACATTTAATCCAGGCACAGAAAGTGGAACATATAAAAGTTTTGTCGGAATTTATTTTAATGACAGTGGAGATAGTACATGACACTAACTAAAAGATCAACAAAAGGTTCAGCACTTACCTATACTGAAATGGATGCTAATTTAACACATTTAGATTTATACAAAACTGTGGAAAATGTTACTGGTGGAGGCGCACTCAGTTTAACCACAGGAGTTTCGTTGATTACAACAACTGGTGCGGAAGATTATACATTAGCAAATGGTACAGTAGAAGGACAAATTAAAATAATTGCAATGAAGGTAAACGGCGGCAATGCTGTTGTTACCCCTGATAATTATATTAACGGAACACGAATTACATTCAACAATGTTAATGATTCTATAACACTTCTTTATCAATCTACTGGTTGGATTCAATTAGCACGACAAAATGCAACTGTAAGTTAAAGGAAAATAAAAATGGTTGATATTACAACACCTAATTTACCTGGCGCAAATGAGTTATTTAATACAATAGTTCAAAAAGTAGAGAGTATAGATACTACTGCAATATCAAATATGACAGCAGATGCTTCTGGAGTGGTTTCACAACTTAAAACAGACCTAACAGATTTAAAAGCAAAGACAGGGGCAGTACTTCCTGAGTTACCTACTACTCCCCCAATTAATCTTCAAGCAGAATTAACCAGTTTAAATTCTCTTGCCCCCACAGGTGCGGCATATGCAGAAAAATTGTCAAGTATAACTTCTAATTTTGGTTCTAGTCTTACTGCAAGTGGATATAATCTAGATACTATAGTATCGGATGCGTCTAGTGCAATCTCTGATGCATCGTCTGCTATCGCAGCAGGTACATCTTCTGTATCTACTTCCTCTGCACTATCCGCAAAAGTACCAAACTTTGAACTATCTCCAGGCGCAACCGAGGCGGTAGAGAAAGCAAAGGCAACATTACTTGCAACCGCACCAGCGTTAAAGGAACTCGCACATTCTTTTTCTGAAAGTGTAACTCAAGATGATACAAAAGGGTTATATGGTGATAAGGTAGCAAGAGATACTCAAGCATCAAACCTACAGACAATAACAAATAACTTAAAAACATTTGGAGAAGCATTTGCAAAGAAAGCAGATGCACTAAATGAGGAAATTAAAAGACGAAATGCAGAACAAAGAGAAGAGAATACTGTATATACCATAGGAGTTTAGGAGATATATTATGGCTAGAAAAAAATCAAGAACACAATACACATCTAAGGGAGAACGAAGAAGTGTGTCTAAGTGGGTTACTAAATCAATGAAAAGAGATATTACCCCTATGACAAGATTAAGAAATCAAGTGGAGGCATGGAAAAAGGGAAAGAACGTAGTTCTTACTGTACCAAATCCAAACAAGAATGAAACTAAGATGCGTTTCATAAAAAAGAACGCAAAAGAGGTATGGGGAAAATATCAACCATATCTTATGAAGACATCTTCTTAATTTTGTATAAATAATACAAAAGGAGTCTGGGGAAATGGCATATGATGCCCAATTACAAAATAAATCTGAACGTGGTGCCCAATTATACTCAGATTTAGATTTATTCTTTGGTAAAAATAATACAGATAAAGATATCAATATAATCTATGATGTTCAAGCTGTAAAGAGATCAATAAGAAATCTAGTATTATTAAATCAATATGAAAAACCTTTTCAACCAGAAATATATTCGGGCGTTAGAGGTATGTTATTTGAATTAATAACACCAGTAAACGCAGTAATTCTTGCGAGACAGATTGAAGACGTTATTAATAATTTTGAACCTAGAGCAAGACTTGTTGGTGTTACCGCATATCCAGATTTCGATAGGAATAGTTATGAAGTAACAGTAGAGTTTTATGTGGTTAATGCTCCTACCGAATTAGTAGACCTAACACTAATATTAGAGAGATTACGATAATGGCCAACTCAGACAATAGAAGACTAGATGTATCCGAATTTGATTTTGATGATGTAAAAACAAACCTCAAAACATTTCTTAAAGCACAAGCAAAATTTAAAGATTATAATTTTGAGGGTTCTGGTATGAGTGCCCTCCTAGATGTTCTTGCATATAATACTCACTACCTTGGATTTAATATGAATATGTTAGCAAATGAGATGTTCATGGATACTGCATCTTTAAGGTCAAGTATAGTATCTCACGCAAAAACATTAGGATATGAAGTAACATCTTGTAGAGCTCCATATGCGGAAGTTAATATTGTTTTAAACGATTCAAGTAAGTCCTCTGCAACAATGTCAGCAGGGACAGTATTTACTACAACTCTAAATGAAGTAGATTATCAATTTGTTACAATAGAGGATATTCAAAAATCAAGTACAGGAGTAGAGATACCTTTTAATAATACAAAGATATATGAAGGAACATATGTTACTACTAGATACACTGTAGATTCTTCAGATGTAGATCAACGATTTATTTTACCAGAAGAAAATTCTGATACGTCTACTCTAACAGTTATTGTACAAAACTCTTCTACAGATACTACATCAACAACATATACTAAAGCAACAGACATATCTCAACTTTCTTCTTCAAGTTCAGTATATTATTTACAGGAAGTTGAAGCAGGGAAAAACGAAGTGTACTTTGGTGATGGTGTAGTGAGTAAAGCAGTTTCAGATGGTAACATTGTTTTACTTAAATATGTGGTGACAAATGTAACAGCTGCAAATGGAGCAAATGCATTTTCCAACTCTGGTGCAATTGACACCGTTACCGATATTACAGTAACCACAGTAAATAAAGCAGTAGGTGGTAGTGTAGCGGAATCTCTAAACTCAATAAAGAAGAACGCAGTTTTAGATTACGCATCTCAAGGACGTTGTGTCACCACTGATGATTATGTGTTGTACACTAAAAAACTATTTCCGCAAACTCAAGCAGTTATGGTCTTTGGTGGTGATGTCGGATCGTATGATCCTAGTCTTGGAGTAACCTCTACGGCATCTTATGGTAGGGTCTATATTTCTGTTAAGTCTACTACAGGAAATAATTTAACAGAAGCACAAAAAGCATTATTAGTGTCAGACTTAAAGAAATATAATGTAGCATCTATTACACCAGTTGTCATTGATCCAGAGATAGTTTATTTAATTTTAGATGTTAACTTTAAGTTTGACTCTAGTAGAA